TACTTAGGTTCTATTAGTTATAAAGATACTACATTTGATGGCGACCACGGAGAAAAGTGGGCGTACTTTGACCAAATCGTAGTAAACGAAAGGTAGATAAAATGAAGGAGGTTGTTGTCATGTGATAGAGTGAGACCTAACGGTTTTAATCTCTTAGGGCGTTGTACAGACGTTAGGGTTAAAATTCAAGTACCTTTGAAATAAAAGTGAGAATGAGTAACCTGTCTAGCACTAAGAGAAGGACAACAAAAAACAGAAATAGAAAAGGCACCCAAGTACCTTTGAAACAAAAGTGAGGGTGCCTTTTTTTTTATTTAATACTATCCTCGTATTTCGTCAGACGCAACTTCAGGCGTCTTTATCTCATCAGAAGTATTTGGCATTTCAATACTAATCTTTGGCATTGGTATGTCATCAACTAGTCCTGCCGCCTTTTCACCATAATGATGACCCAGCACAAAAGCTGCGATCACTATAAGGATGTATATTAACTTTCTGAACATAAAATTTCCTTTTTAATTATGCTTTCCATCTCTGCCATAAGTTAGCAGCGATCCAAGCAATTAGACCCCATTTCACAATTGTTAGGGGTGCCATGATACCTGTAAAAAGAACTACAGCTAATAAAATTAAACCGTAATCTTTCCAAGCAGATATATCTTTTAACCATTTTTCCATATGATTTCTCCTATGTTTTTATATTACTATTTAGAATACAAACTTTGTTCCAAATGAGTAGTGTTGTAAATCAGTACCAGTATCTAAGTCATCTTGTTGCATTTCTGCATAGACACTTAGGTTTTTTGTCATATCATGGCTAACGCCATAAGTCATGTAAGTACCAGTACCTTCTTTGTCTCCATATCCTACTGTGATTGCTTTCCAACCTACTGTTGCTTCCATACCAACTAAGTCAGTAGCAGCGTCATAGATTGAGTAAGTTGAAGCGACTGTAATATCGCCTATGCTTGTAGAAGCACCACCAGCCCAATATGAAATATCGTTTACTCTATCATCAGCATAACCGGCAGATAAGTTGATATCATTCCAAGAATGAGATAATCCCCATTCGTACATATCAACACCACTCTTGCCACTTTGACCATCTACAATTGCCATAGCACTAAATGTACCATTGTCAAGTTTGATGGAGTTTGATGAACGATCTGCATATTTAAATACAGCATTGTTACCATATACTTCAAAGTTGTTTGTTTGTGATACTGAAGCGTGAGCTTGTCGACCAACTGTGATAGCGACACCATTATTTTCTAAACCAACAAACGCTAGTCTGGAATCAAAAGTATCTGAACCACTATCGTCAACATCTAAACCAACCTCTAATGTTGCAATACCTGAAATTGAACTTGCTTCATCAAAGTCTTCTATAATTCTTACACCTAACTTTGATCCGTTATTCTCTAATTTATCGTAAGCAACACCATTGGCGTTTTCGTCATGTGAATACTTGTAGTTAAATGTACCATACGGTGTAATCTCCGTTGCATTAGCAGCATACGCTAAAAATAATGCACCAACCACCGTAGCAGTAATTAATCTTAACATTTATTTCTCCTTGTTGTATGATTATATAAACCTATAATCAATCCCAGAACGGGATTTAATGTGTACCTCGTATTTTATTATTCATGGTCATATTATTTATAACTCTCATCATATTGAGCGGCATAAATTTCATCAACCTGTTGTTGGGTTTCTAATACATATGCACCTATGTGTGTATAATTATTTAATTTGGCATAGATAATTCTACGACCACCTGCCTGCCATTTACGATAACCAGAGTTTTGTTTTCGTACCATTACAGGATGTTTCATACCTTCCGTTGCCATACTATCAAATAATTTTTTATAATTAATACCTTGACTATCTGCAAACTTTCTCCAGTCGCCTTGTACTTTGTCCCATTTAAATGTTACTTCGCTAAGGTCTAAGATTTGGTATAAATCTGGATGAGTAATCTCTTTCGCTTCTAAAATTTTTTTAGTCATTATAACAAAATGCAATATGATTATATTCTAAGTTATTTAATTCAGGTTTGTATTGTTCAACAACCCTACTGTACAAAGTATTTAGTTGTGCCATATAACTATGGTAGGTATCTTTATTGACAAGACTATTATAGACAATAATCTTTCCTTGTTTTCGTAACCAACGATCATCTAAAAACACTTGACCATTTTCATCATACACATCAACAAACACAATATCATAGTTATGTTTTTCTTGTATAAACTCTCGTACATCTTTGAGGTGAATACGAAGACGTTTTGTATTAGGTAAATTAAATTCCTTTTTGGCACACTCTATTACTTCAGGATTATTTTCTACTGTATCAATATGTAAATCAGGATATTTTTTAAGTAAGTAACTATGCATGTTACCTGCACCAAGACCTAGTATACAAATATGTTTTGGTGTTACTGTATTCATTATCTTTACCATTTCTTTCATATACAGTATAGAAAGATTACCAGATGTATGAGAACGACCTTGTATGTAGGCGTCGCTAAACATTAACGTTTTAAAATCTTTAGATTGTTTTATACTAATCATAATCTTTTTTTCCAGTAGTGATCTGATTGTGTGTAGTTGAAAACTTTTTGCCACGCTTCTTGGTCTGGTACTTCGTAACAATCTATATGAGTGTACCCTTTTGATTTAGCATACCATACACGTTGATGACCTACAGATACACTATACGCTATACTAGGTGAGAGTAGTATAGGATGTTCCATACCGTTCTCGTCTAGTTCAGACATTAAACTTTCGAGGCGAAACTTACTGTCTTCGTTGAAGTCTTTACTGTCATAGTCGATAAAGTTACCTAGTTGGCGAAGATGATAGACTTTGTGATATTCTGGAAACTTGATGTTTGTCGCCGAGAGCAGTTTCATAGTTTTTGGTTCTGAAATGCAAGCATGCTATATATAAGGAAAATATGAGGATTTGTACACTTGTATGTAAATAAATTTTGCATACTACATTTAGTCCTTAATCATTACATTAGAACGAACACGTTGAAGTGGAAAAGGACCACAAGAGATATGATGAAAAAATGTAATCAATGTTAAACGATCTTCCGTACCAGTATCAAAGTTTTGTACACCATGCCATAGACTACTATCAAAACCTATACAACGATTATACTTATTTGCAAAGGTAGTATCTAGTTCAAACTGTTCGTTAGATTTCTTTCGCCATTCTTTACCCTCGCTTGCAGGTATCTCGTTCAGATAGACCTGTTTCTTTATCTTACTAAAGTTAGGACTTGACAATACATCTTTCTTACTGTATAATGATGTACCCGCTTGTCCGTTTGCACCAGGTGTTAAGTATATAATAAATGTATGAACGTCTGGATGATCCGTATGTATCCAACCTTCTCGCCAATCTTCTTCCTTACTTACAGGTATTTTTTGAAACATTGACGTTGAACGAAACGATATATTATATTCATTCTTTTCTGTTTCGCTAAAGAACGCCGACAAATACTTATTCATTACCCATAGATACACATGGTGATCTATTTCATGTAAAGGTTGAGAGCGAACACCAGGCCAGCTACCATTATCACTAGGTTGCCAATGCGCTTTGTCATTCGCCAGTTTTACGATTGAATCCGGATTTTCAAAAAATCCATCTATACAGGTGGTAGGAAAATATTGCATAATATAAGATTACGATCCTATTTGGACGCTGCTTGTTTTTCTAACTCTGCTACTCTTGCTTTTAACTTTTCTAATTCTTCCATTATTTCTTTAATTGACATGTTTGTCTCCTCTGTTTCACATTCGCCACAACAATCTGGCGTGCCACAATGATTATGTTCCATTTCTACTATTTAGTAGGGTACCTTCCAGTCTCCCTTAGGTACCCTATATGTACTTATATGCCCTTTAAACGTGGGTCTTTAGATGTAATGTTCTTCGATATACGAGGTCTCGCCAAACTGTCTTTACTTCTTTTACGAAGTTGTGCTAAGGCAGAATCCTTGTATTTACGTTCCTTAATTACTTTGAGTAAATCAAACTTAAAGTTCATACCACCCTCCTTGTAAGTAGAGTGCGTTCCTTCCCATACGGTACTTCCGGACTTCCGTCTGAACGAGTTTAAGTATTTATAGTATCTACGCTCCAGTATTGACGTAGTGGGCTCCTAGGTAATCGTAGTTCTCCAGGAGAGTTCTTAGTATCTTTATTACATTTATAGATTGCTGGTATGCTTCCAGTTTTAACGTATATATGTCCTAGTTCAAGTCTATTGGCGTACCATCTATGTCTACTGAACCACCATCTATCTTTATCTGACCACCTGCGGTCATTGTGATTTTGTTTGAAGCGTCCAGACGTATGTTGTCCATAGAAGCATTCAAGTCGCCATCTATGAATTGGTTGACGTTACCCTTTACGTTCATGTTGAGATCACCTTGTCGTACCATAATGTTTAGATTGGCACCACTACCTACTTCTATGTCATAGTGATTGCCACTACTGTCGCTCTTGTTGACTTTGACTTTGAGGGCGCCATCAATACTGGTAACGGAATCATTACCAATAAATTCAAACCTTTTGCTGTTGACAACATCATATTTATCTGATATACTATGATTGACAATTGTACCGTCATTAGACATCTCCATGTATGTGCCAGATGAATGGGAGAGTTGTACCCTCCGCTTGTCCGTCGTGTCGTCAAACTCTAATACATGACCTGCTTCTGATGTGAATACATGATTGAATGGGTAACTAGGTGCATAGGTGCCATTCAGTATTGCCGGCATATCAAAACTACCACCTGCACTACCTACCACGGATAGATTATCGCCTACAGTAGGTATCTCAAACCCATCAAAGTCTGCTGTCGCCACGCCAGTCTTTCTGTTACCATGTCTGGTCGTAGGGTTGACTGCATCCGTCTCGCCTCTTGCCAGTTCAGATACATCACTCTTGTTCGCCTCGACAGGATACAGACCAAATGGGTCACGGAATCCTTGACCAGATATAATGCTACCTGCCTCGTCTGGTATACCTGAGAGACTGCCATGTATCAACGGCTCCTGTCTGTCTTCGTCTCTATACGTTACATATACCCATGTGCCTGGTACAAAGAAAGGTGGCGTGAATCCAAAACCAGAGTTACCACCACTAGGTGTAATGACTGTTGCCCATGGCAGGTCAGTCGTAGGCAATATGTCTGTCTCTATAGGGTGGAGACCTAATACACGAACACGAAACCTTCCTAGTTTCTCAGGATCTCTACGGTCTTCTATGACACCTATGTAATAATTTTTCATTCGTTCTCCGTTTTTGGTCGATAACTTGCCAGTTTTGTAGGACTAGACATCATATTCTTTACAACCTTTGCGTATTGTAAATTATTTACAGGTTCTTGTAAACTTTG